CCTTCAATAAATTGACCAGAATTTCTATCTATTGCATCTTTATAAGGGTGATCGCCAATTCTGATCCAATGTGGTTGCGGGTCCGGCTGATATTTGGTTGCCGCCCAATTAATTAACATACTTCGTTTCATTTCCCACCGCCAAGCCATGCACTTGGGTCCATCGCAGCCTATAATCATACCGTGCTTAAATGGACAAAGTTTTAAATCAGCTTCTTCAGGCGTCACATAATGTAAGTTATCAGTCATCTTTTTCTAACGCATGAAAATAAGCATCATCGTCCCATTTGGCTTCAAGCCATTGGTGCTGCAAATGACAAATGTGTTCGGCAATTTCTTTGGGATTTTCATACCTTGATGCAACCCAAAGCACTATTTCAGGAGGATTGTAATCATCTATTGATGATGTTTTGATGCCAATGGCACCGTCCCAAGGCTTTAACTTTTCGTTTTCTTCATCTGTCATTAAATACCATTTTAGATCTTCCATTTTATTCTCCTACAAAACCGCAAAATCCTATTTCTTCACTATCGTAATAATCCGTTATTTCTTCATTTTCGTCATAAATTGGCAGCTGCAACCATCCCCATGCCATGCACCTTGGCCCAATACAGGATTTCCCGATGATATGGCCTTTTACCGATATTTCCCGACCGCCTATACCCATAGGACAGACCATATCGCTATATAATGGATAAATTCCTTCTTCTGATACCGATGCGTACATTATTATCTCCTAAGTTGATTCATTATCCATGAAGAACCTTTGCCAATGTTCTGCTAATTCAAGATTATCGTCTACAAATCCATAGCTGGTCAGTTTCCGTGCCAGTAGAATTAACCAAAGCGCGATCACATCTTTCATGGTTCTAATGCTTCAGCGGCTATGTCTTTGGCATCACATGCGTATTGTGCTTTATAAACTTTAATCAAAGCATCACGCAATCTAGCGTTTTCTACCCGTAAACGTGTCAATTCTGATACGGTTATATCGTCTGCATGGCGATCTTTTGGCTTATATGGGCCAAGCCAACGTATTTCTGCTAATTGCTTCTTGGATCGGAAACCAGTCATTTTGCCTCCTCCTTATCCCATGAGAACCGGGGAAGCGTTACCTTTGGCTTTTCCGTGCTAAATGTCTTGCGAATGTTTTCTACCCGCAATTCGTCTTTAACTTTTTTGGGCAATACCTGCTTTTTAGCTTGTGGCTTCTTTTCCGTCATGTGCATCTCCTTCATAAGCCTGATGAAAGTATATTGAAAAATAATTGTTTGGCAACCGCATTTTTCTTGTTGACCATATCATACAATTCACATACAACATTATTGCGCGGTCACGAACCGCACTAACGCAGGAGACAGACATGAACAACTTTATTCCAGCCCAAGACCTTTACGCCCTTAACGATCAGCAGCTTGCCGACGAAATTGGCCGTTTGGACATTATGTATAAAGCCTACCGCGATGCCTTAGATGCCGCAAAGACTGAATTCAAAGTGCGGGGTATTGCCGAATGCCACGGTGAAAACTTCACTATTTCGGTCCGTTCAGATACCCGTTGGACATTAGATACCAAAGCGGTCAAAGAACTTATGGGCGAAACTTGGTACAATAAACATAGCAAAATCAATACCGTTGCCACTATCAATATCAAAGCAAACAAGGGTTTAGTCGCCCAGACGGTGGCAGCTTGAATATCCTAGCAAAATGGAAACGGGGTAGGTGGTTGCGCCAGCCCCGTGTCCGCACAACCCTTATTTATAACCGCAGGATCGTGCATTCTTCGCCCGTATTCCTAATTTCATTGGTGTCTTAAAATGGCTACAACAGCTGAAAAACTATCAATGGCATTTGAATTACCCCGTACCACGGGATTGGCCCTTGCCTTGATCTATGAAGAAAAGACCGTTTCCCGTAACTATTTCTTAACCAAAATGTCAGGTTGGAGCAGAAAAGGTGAAGTTTCTAGGCATTCCGTGGATCGGATTATCAACCGATTAAGGAATCATTTACGTCCTTATGGCATTTTCATTGAAGCGAACCGAACTGTTGGCTTTTCCCTAACAAAGGAAAGTTACGACATTGTAAGTGATGCTATCTACGATTACGACATCCACTATGGGAGACGCGGTAATGATGTTGGATTCCGAAACACTGAATTTGATGAAGATATTCGCGAAACTGGCACCTGACAATCCATCTGACCTGCCATGTTACTACGCCAATCCTAAGCTTTGGGCAGTGTTTTTACAAATAGAAGACCTTCCTGAATATATAATTGCCTATAAACCCTTGCATCATAAACCTATTTTTACGGAGAAAGACGTTGTGCGTAAGATCGACGCTTATTTCGGGTTCCCAGAAAAACACCTTAAAGGTGTATCGGGAAAACAATCAAATAGCCAAATTGGAAACGGAATTGAAAGCAGCGGAAATGCGGGCTGAATTCTTTTCTGAACAACTGGTTCGGGTATCTAATGAATACCGCGCCCAGATTAAAAAGTTAGAAAAACATATAGAAAATCTAACAAAGGAGTTTGACCTTGATAGGCATTGCTGACGAAGTTACCCGCCACCAGATCGCTGTCTTTATGGCTGTAGGTTGGGTTTGCGTTTGGTTTGGATACATAATCCAGCTGATCATTCACCTGCGCCAAGAAGCAAGGGATGAGAAAAAACAACTGGAATTGACAAGTTCATACAATCATCATACAAGATAGGTAATGCTGGTTAAACGTAGGGGATCATCATGACTGACTTTTTCGGAACCTTTTTGATGACATTCGAAGACATCAATATGGCGGACGACTTTGGTAGGCCAATTTGTGTCGATGTCACTTATGAGATCGAATACGAAGCCACGCAAGGACACCCCGGCGAAATGTCAGATCCCGATGATCAAGATTACAAATTTGGGGCGATTGACCATATTTTTGTAACTAACGAAGAAGGCCGGGAAATAATTGTGGCGTTAACAGCCCCTTTTCTGGATCGGTTACAAACCATTTTGGGAAAAAAATACGAAGACCGGATTATTGAGAAAATATGGGATGACGCATACAACAGTTGGTAAGCCTTAAGGAGGCGACAATGCTATGTAAAGAATGCGGTGGTGATGGTTGGAAAACGGTGGCTTCTAGTAACAACGCGGTCACAATTCTGTGTATAGTGTGCGACGGAACGGGTGTAGCCCATCCGATTCCAGAAGATATTGTACATACAGAAACCCGCAACTTGGCTTTTTGGGCATATGCCGAAGCCGCCATGAATGGAGACACCAATGTTACTGACAGCGACCGGGGAAATCCAATTTGATATTGAAGACTTTGCTGTGAAAACCGATGCTGGTGTTTTCTATGCAAACGGAACTGCCAATATCACCTACGAAGCAGCAGTAAGTGAAGAAGTTGAGGAAGATTATGACATCGCTTGGGACATTGCTTCCATTGATGAATTAACCTTCACTTCCGAAAACGAAGAAGAAACCCTTGGTGAATCTGAAAGCGATAAAGACGACGAACGCATCGGTGATCTTGTAAAGAATTTGATGGAAGCCCTAATTCTTTACAAATCGGATGAAATTGAAGAAATCATTGGTTACGATTTCTAATATCCAACAGGCTATGGGCCAGTGAGGGTCGCGTTATTCGCGGCCCTTTTCTATATCTGACGACGCAATAACAAACGCTGGCGGAAATGTATTGATCTGGAACGCCTTAAACGCAGATCCGTCATTATTAGGGATGTCTTTCATCCCAATTGTAATTAACCCCGACATTGCGTCCCTTACCGTTGTACGGAAAACGGATAAGTCCAAAATATACCACGGGTTAATTTTGCCTGTCGGATGTTCAAACCCATAGAAAAGCCAGTCGGCATGACCAGCCATAATCTTTTGAAATTCCGTAGGCATCCCGCCGCCAGCCGTTGCCCGAATGGTAAATTCATTAGCAAAGTTAGCATATCTGCTATCCCGCACCCGAACTGCTATCTTAAGGTTTTTGGCTTCTAATACTAAATCGGTAGCCTGCGTCATGTCTTCTTCAGGCGTAGCTGACCGCAGAATGTACCTACCCAGTATGGAGCGGACTTCCGGCATGGACTTCTTGGACTTTTCAAATAAAAACTGCTGCTTAGGTGTCATCTATCACTTCCTTAATGCGTCGTTCCAATCCTTGTGGGGCCATTCTGGTAAGGACACCACAATCGTTTCATAATGATTTGTAAACGCCAACCGTTCCGCCAATGTATAACTGGCTTTCTGGCCTACAAAGTTATGGTCATTGTCCGAAAATATCCAAATTTCCTTGGCAATAACCGGTGGCATCCACTTCCTAACCCCGTTTGCATTGATGGCCGACCAAACCGGCATTTGATGGATGATACTGGCTGAAATCGCCGTTTCAATCCCTTCAGCGATGCCCATACGTTTGGCGCTGGGCTGAAGCCTGATTGCGCTTCCATCTGAAAGCGATCCCGCCATGACCTGTTTTTGAACCTGTACATTAGCCTTTTCACCATTTTTAGTAAGCCAAGTTAGATGAATATTAGCCGCCCGATCATCCGCCCCGGCAATTTTAGAAACCATTACCGGACATTCTTCCTTAAGTTCCGTATTATACAGAACATTTTCCCGAATAGCGTTTGATTCATAATGCTTGCCCAGACGATCTAATAAATACAAATCAACAAAACTGTACTTTTCTGGCTTCCAAGACTCCTTCCAGACCCGTTCTTGGCGTTCTTTGGCAGCTTTTTGGTCAACTTTGTAACTGACAGTTGGTACTGGGCTTAATGACATTGAAAGTTTTCTTACATTTGCAGCTATTACGTTAAAAGGTTCTTTGGTTTTCTTTATGATTAAATCAAACCCATCGCCTGCTCCACAATGGCTGCATATCCAACTGCCTTCACCATTCTTATCATCAAACCTGAATCTGTCCGTACCAGCGCAAATTGGACATGGTCCATGTTTATTGCGTAAAAATCGGGCTTCTATTCCGTAATGTTCAAGGATTGGTCGCCATTTGTGACGTACCAATTCCATAGTTGGTGTAAACGTTTTGGCCTGCTGCATTGTTCGTCTCCCGCTTCGCTTTCATCATAGCCTTCGCAATATTCATATGCTTTATCCAACTTAACGTAGCTGGCGACGGTGGCACTGGATAAGGGCGATCATTTGGATTTACGCCAAATCTGTAACGATATGCAAAGAAAGCCCAACCTATCTTAAAGTCCCTTGCTTGGGCATGGCCTAATAATTCTGCAAAAAATTGTTTCTTTTCTTCCCTTGTCAATTGATTTGGCTTTCTTTTTTTATCTTTAGTAATTTCATACAATTCCCCAACGGCGCTATAAATATTATCCTTCGGATCAGGAACATGTCCACAATTAGGGCATTCAAACACCCGTAATGGTTTAACATACTTACATTTGGAACATTCCTTCGGTAACCGTTCGGCCTTAGCAGCTTCCCGTTTACCCTTCTTTTCACCGGAATCTAACTTATCGTGATGCAGATCCGTGACGAAGCCAAGACGCAAAGTCGTATCGGAATGATCTAAGATCAGGCAGTCCTTTTTGCCTTCAGCCGTCCGCAGACCACGCCCAATAATTTGCGTGTACAATATTTCGGACTTCGTTGGCCGGGCTAAAATGATGCAGCGAACATCCCAATCTACGCCAGTTGTAAGCGTTCCTACATTGCAAACAATCTGAATGTCGCCATTGTTGAAATTTGTCGCTATTTGTCGACGTTCCGCAAAGTCGGTGTACGCATCTTGGTACGCCGTCTTAACGCCAGCGGCTTCAAATTGTTTCTGTATGTTTTTTGCATGAACGCGATCAACACCGAAACACAAGGTAGGTAGGCCATTAGCCTTTTCTAACCATGTACTTACGATGTCACCGATCAATGTCGGCTTATCCATCGCCTTTGACAGCGATTTTGTTTCATAATCCCCGGCTACTGTTTTTACACCGCGAAGATCAGGGTGATCAGCAGCAAAGCAGCGGAAATTTGAAAGATGTCCAGCATCAATCAATTCCTGTGTTGTCGTTCCAATGATAAGACTTTGGTATAATTTCCCCATGCCCTTCTGCCACGGTGTAGCAGATAGGCCCACAAACGGGATATTTTGCCATGCTGGGTTATTAAACCATTTATGATAAAAATCAAACATAACATGGGCTTCATCAATAATAACCAAATCAGCCGGTGGTATTTCCCGCCGCATTAGGGTCTGGATTGATGCAACCTGTACAGGTTTACGTCCATCTGTCAGTTCGTGCATTGCTTGAATGACACCTACGTCCCAGATGCCATTTTCTTCAAACCGTTTTACCGTTTGATCTACAAGGCTAATTGCTGGGACACAGAATATAATACGGCTTCCTTTAGCTTGGGCCATGTTGACGATCTGTGCAGCCATAACGGTTTTACCCGCACCAGTAGGTAGCTGCATACAGATTCGCTTTACCCCGGACCGCATGGTGGCACGAAGTTCATTTAACGCCGATATTTGATAATCGCGTAATTCAGCCTGCATTTTTCATCCCTTCGTCTACTACATAAAAAGGGACGGGGCGCGCTTAAAGCAGCAGCCCCGCCTAAGTTTTCCTGCTTGCAACGGGAGGTTCGACAAACAGGCATGACCGACCAAACACGGCCAACGCATTTACCCTACAACATTTTTACTGTTGGGCAATTTATTTTTTTGACATATAACAATTATATTAGTTGACGTGAGGAGAACGATGTAATGCCAGCACCAAAGTTGCCAGATGAAGTCCTTATTGAAACTTTACGTATGTACGAAGCCGCCGGATTTAGTATGAAAGGCGGCGCAGCATTATCGGCAATTCCGCGACGAACCTTTATTGGTAGATTGCAGAAAGCAAAGGAACGGTTTCCCAATGGAATACCAGACGAAAAAAAACCAAAAAATACATGGACTTATGAAAGACTGAAATTTATTGATGAACCTTCATCAGTTTGGATCATTGGTTCGGATTTACACGTATGGACCGGTGAACCAACACCGATTTTTAAAGCATTCTGTAAATTAGCCCGAAAGCTAAAAGTTACAGGAATTATCATGAACGGCGACGTAATTGATGGCGCTAGAATTAGCAGACACGGATCAACTGTTGGCAGCCAAAGACCCCGAATCGATCAAGAAATTGAAACTGCACAACAATGGTTCCGTAAATTACCATTAGCAAAATATCGCCTTTGGACATTAGGCAACCACGATCTTCGGCTAGACAATTACTTAGCCAATCAAGCATCCGAATTAGAAGAATACGCCGGTCGCTTACACACCCGTTTCCCAGAATGGGAATTTGCATATGCCTTTTCAGTCAACGGCACAGAAGTAAGACATCGCTTTAGATCAGGCATTCATGCGGGTTGGAACAATGCCCTGCACAGCGGTATCAATGTTATTACAGGCCATACCCATCAGTTACAATTAACGGCTATGCGTGACCGCCGGGGAACCCGTTGGGGCGTTGAAACTGGCATATTGGCCGATCCACAGGGTCCGCAATTTGAATATGCAGAAGGTGCAACTAACCGCGCACAAATGGGCTTTGTGATCATTATATTTGACGAAGAAGGTGAAATGTTGCCGCCAGAATTATGCGAAATGGTCCGTGGCCGACCAGTGTTTCGGGGCAACTATATTGACGTAGATTGAAGTTCTGGATACCGCTGAACGCCATTCATAACTGTTGTATGATCGACCTTCATAATTTTGCCAATACGGTTGAATGAAAAATTAAGTTCTTTGTTCGCCCGGTAATATAATTCAAACCGACATGCCACAATGTTGGGCTTGCGTCCCCTTTTGATTATATCAGACGGGTCTAATTCATGTTTATCCGCAACTTCCCGTACCAGCCGCATAAATGACGGCGTGGCATGGTCAAGCATGATCAAAACACCCGCTTCAGGGGCAACCTGAATAATGGTCTTTTCTTTCTTAGGTTCCGGTATTTCAGGATATTCCGTTGGAGGAATAACGCCAGTGGGTCCGCCTAACCCGTATAATCTTCGCTTTACAGCCGCATAACGCGCCTTTAATTGCGAAACATAGCGGGAATCTCCGTCCACCATTCTGCCTCCTGCTGATCTAACGGATATACTTTAACCACCATTGGCGGTCCAAAATCAACCCATTCGGCTACAATAGCCCTACAAAAATTATCATCGGTAACAATACCTGTCCGTACCAGCAGGTCACTGGTAGCTTTAAGAAGGTTATCTAAATCCCTTCTTCTTTTATCAGGTTTTTTAGCTACCACCTGTAATATATAATCCCTTGGTACGGATTCTTTAGTTTGAGTCTTAATCATCCAAGATGATTCTTCTAACCATTGTTTATATATATTAGATTTATATATACGCCCCCGGCCTGACCCCCAAATGGCGTTAGCTGACGGTGCTAATGGAAGTTCCAGCCGGATCACTTTTCTTACGTCCCATGGTTAAATTAGCTTCCATCTTTATTTGACTATTGGGGAAAGTCCAACATTCCCCGCCGTCATTTAGGAAGCATATCCACAATAGGTGGTGTTCAGCCCCATAATCCAACACAAAATGTGCCAATGACGGCCCTTTTGGGGTGACTAATGGTAGTGGCGGATCAAGTTGTAAGATCATTTTAGGCCTGTTGACATTGTTTTTAGGGCATGGTTCATAGGGTTCACGCAGGAGATGGGTTATGAGATCGACGTTTACCAATACACCTACATTTAATACTTTACGGCGTGATGCACCTGAATCAAAGGAAGTTCAACGTATGACGTTTCGGTATGAAGCGCTGAAGCAGCGCATTGAAGTTATTTTAAACCATTACCCTGAACTAAAAGAAGACGAAGATTTAAGAATGGATACGCTGGAAGGCGCAACCGATCTTAAGGATGTTATACAACGCGCCGCTTTAAATGTCTTGATTTATAGCGAAGAAACCGAAAGCGTTGGAAAAACCATTTCCCGTCTAATAGGCAGGAAAGAAAGATTTAAAAGGCGGACTGAATTTTACCGCCAAGTCATACAAGAATTAATGGAATTGGCCGATTTGAAGAAAATGGCATTGCCAGAAGCAACCATTACAATTCAAAATGCGCCAGCCAAGGTTGTCATTACGGATGAGGAAAAACTTCCTGATTCTGTGATGAAAGTTAGTGTTTCCGTAGATAAGGTAAAATTGAAGGAAATGCTGAAAGAAGGCCCAGTCGACGGGGCAGAATTATCCAACGGCGGCACGATGCTTGTAATAAGGTAGGAGAAACTATGACAAAGATGATCGCACAAGCACTTAGCAATGTTATGGCTAAAGTGTCCTATATCCAAAAAACGGGACACAATAAGTTCCATGGTTACAAATACGTAAGCGAATCAGACCTGTTGGAAAAGCTACGTCCAGCAATGACGGAAGAAGGGTTGGTTCTTATTCCTTCCTATCATTCGTCCCATTCAGACCCCGCAAGCGGTAACATAGATGTTATTATTGCCTATACGCTTATTCATAAAAGCGGGGAGGTTTGGCCTGAAAAGATTATGGCGATTGGTTGCGGCAATGACCGTGCCAAGAATGGATTGATTGGCGACAAGGGCGTTTATAAGGCCATTACAGGGGCTAATAAATACCTATTGTTTAAGTTGTTCCAAATTGAAACGGGTGACGATCCTGAACGCGATGAAACGCCGGTAGCAGCGGCCCCAAAAGTTGCTGATTTGCCATTTTCTAATGGCACGGCAGAACAAGTTGATGCTTATATGTCATTGGCAATACCTGCGATACCTACTGCTAAAACTTCGGCGGAACTGAAAAAATGGTGGAAAGACGAAGCAGAAAATCGGTACAAATATGGAATTACTGAACATACTGATGAATACAAAACGCTTTTAAGAAAAATTATGGAACATGAAGCTACCCTTAGCAAAGGCGGCAAATCATGAAATCATCAGAAGAATGGAAAAGAATTTTGGATGAAATATCCAAAGGTATGGAATCAATCCGTGAAGAAATGATCAGCGAACAGAATAAAACTGCCGATGAAATGGACTACAAAACAAAAATGAACATCATTGCATGGGTGTTTCGTAAAATAGTTGAACATGCAAGGGAAGGCGGTTCGTATCGTTATCTGATCTATGATCGGCTAGGGTTTGAACCAGATGCTTATGCGGTGTTGTATGAAGCCGGGGGCATGGAAATATCTAATAATTTTGATTTAATGGATCATGAGTAGGAGAAGCGAAATGGAAAATAAGTATGGCGATGGCGGTCTAATTTATAAAAATGACCGTAAAACGGAAGATTGGCACGCAGATTATAACGGCACGTTGACCATTGAAGGCAAAGAATACTTTATTGGCCTTACAATTAAGACTGGGCAGCGCGGCAAGTTTATGGCTGCAAAGATCCGCCCTAAGAATGGTCCCGCTGCGTCTGTTGCTAAACCAGCCCAAAAGGTTGTATTAGAAGATGAATTAGATGATGGGATTCCGTGGTGAGGTAAGATTATGGATGAAGCCGAAAAGTGGGACGCACTGACCTACAGAACTGATAGACGCGGTAAGACCCGGCATACGAATATCGGCTTTGCAAAGCGCGGAAAAGGCGAAGTGATCAATATCAAATTTGAATCACTTCCCATCCCTAATGAACATGGCGAAGTATGGGTAACTTTGGTTCCCTATAACCCCGAATATGCAGAAGATAATGGCGAAGCTTATTACAGATGACATGATAGAATCAGCGTTGCAGTATCTTTCCACTGCATCCGAACCAACGGCAGCAAGCCGTGCAATGAGACTAAGAAAAGAATTTTCCCGCAAACGGATCAGGGCCAAATTGATTTTGGAAGCCCCTGAAAAGACAGCCGGTTTGCGTGAAGCATGGGCAGAAGCCCACCCAGCATATGAACGCGCATGTGAGGAGGAAATAGAAGCAGTAGAAGCAGATGAATTTTACCGAAGTGAACGCAGTAAAGCCGATATTATTGTTGAAGCATGGCGATCTGAACAAGCCAATCAACGCGCCGGAAACAACTTTAGATGATTGAAGATGTAGGAACGACAAAGCGCGGCAACCTATCTACCCGCCGCAAACTAGCCATATGGGAACGTGAACACGGTAAATGTATGATTTGCAGCATTAAGCTGACAACCGGACAATTTATTTTTGAACACGTTCGTCCATTAGAACTGGGTGGTTCCGATACCGACGACAATATTCGGTTAACATGTAAACCATGTGCAACGGAGAAAACAAAAGTTGATCATTCAACAGCTGCTAAAGCGAAAAGAAAAAAGTCCGCCAGTCTTGGACTTAAGGAGTCTAAATCCCCCCTTCCATTCGGAAAAGGAAGTCCTTGGAAGCGAAAACTTGATGGAACCATTGTTAAAAGGTGATGAAATGAACCATAGAAAAGTATTAGATAGTGCATTGGCTGCAATTACAGAACGGGGCGAAAGCTACGGTCCAATCTACGAATCATTTGATCGCGTAGCAAAAATTGCAACGATTATGCTTGGTAAGGAAATTACATCTTATGACGCATCAATCATTATGATGGCTATTAAGATGAGCCGTTTAGCATATGATCGTACCCATGAAGATTCATGGATTGATCTTGCTGCTTATACGTCCTTTGCAGGCGATTTATCCGTACCAGATCGTGATCGTAAGCCTGACTTTGTAGACAGCTTTACTAAGAACGTAGATAGCCTTGTAACCCGCCTACGGGCAGAACAATCGGCTTAAATTACCTTCTTAGCCAAACTAAGCGCATGAGCGATAGTATCGTCTGGTAAAGACAACATTCTTTCGGTCTCATCGGCCAACAGGTTCTTGATCCGGGTGCTTTCCCGGATCAATTTATCCACCTTCTGATCAATATGGCTAACACGGCCACCACGGGCATAAGTTGATCCCCTTTGTCCGGGCATCATACCCATAGATGATCCCACCATTCCGCCAGCAAGCGCTTTATTTAAATTCATTTCTGCCGCTTGACGGGCAGCAACACCTTGACGAAGTGTTTCGATTTGATCGCCGGGTGTTGTTAAAATACGGCCTTGTTCAGCAGAAAATAATGGACCTGTTTGCCCCGTTATTTTTTTACCAACTGCGTTAACACCACGCAAAATTGGAGTAAAAACTTGTCCGGGATATTTTGTTATTTCTTCATCAATTATTGGTGCGTTTGCTTTTTCAATCGTTTGTGCGCCAGATTGCTGTTGTGCAGCTTTAAAAGCATTTCTTAATTCTTGATCCCGCGCAGCATAACCCGCTTCCCGATTAGCAATATTAGTTAATCGTTCAGGAATACCATCACCAAATATGTTAGTTAAACTTTGATGAATATAGCTATTTTCACTTCCCGTAGCCTTTAAAGCAGCCACTTCATTAGGGGCAGTGCCAATTTTGTCTTGAATAGCTTGCCTTGATCCAAGGGTTAAAGCCTTGGCTGTATCTGGATCGGACAAATATGTTTTTATAACCGTTGGGTCTAAATCTTTATACGTTCCTTTATTTAAGATATTTGTACCCAAATCCAAAGCATCGCCCATATCGTAAATTTTAGGGTATTGACCCATAATTTTTGTATAGCCGTTAACATTATCCCTTAAAATATTAGAAATATCATTTCTTAAATTTCCAACTTGTGCTGACAAACCGGGCAATTCTTGCGGACGAATAGACGACGATCCGTAAGTTCCGCCGTTTCTTATCATTGCATTAATTTCATTAATTGCGTTTTGTAATCCTACCGGCGAAGTATCCAAATTGCCCGCAGTATCATACATCATGTTACGAACATGATTTAAAGCAGACGATACCTTGCCTTTTGCGGTTGGCGCTATTTTATCAATTTGGTCAACAATGTCTTGCACCCGATCAGCAGGTACTGGTCTAGAATTTTCTAATAATGGCTGTAATTGACTATTAACTACTTGCCGCGACTGAATAAGGTTTTCAGCCATTTCCTTATCGTTTACCGTTAGTGGGCCAACGGTTGAATCAATATCTGCGGCAATACGTGCCGGTGCTTCGGCTTGTCTTTGAGCCGATGTGCTAAGAATGGCGTCAGTTGCTGGGCTAGGCGCTGCTGGTTCGCCAACAATTTTTTTAGCCGCGCCAAAACCTGCATCGGTGTCTAACAAAAGATCGGCGGTCCCTTCTGGTGAAACAGGAATTTGGCCGTTTCGAAATTGTTTAGATAAATCTAACAACCAACTTTTGGAACCACGACTTAAATTAGAAAAAACTTCTGGTTCGCCTAATTTGGTTAACGTGCTAGCAAATTTACCAACTACTGGTACGGACCCTGCTATGGCAGCTTCTGTTACAGCTTTAGGAATATCAGCGCCTTCTTTGCTTCCCGCCGCACCAGCCAAATAGTTTTCACCAAGGCTAGTGGCACCAGCGGTTAATGCCTGTGCGCCCATAAACAAAGGCAAACCAACCGCCGCTTCAGGCGCTAATGCTGCCGCACCAACAGCCGTACCAAGCCCAAGCCCACCTTGTGCTGCAAACCGTTGAAATCCAAGGGCGTTCAAACCGGGGCTGTCAATGTGGTATTTTTTACCATTAACAATTGCTAATGGATTACCAAATTTATCTTCCGAATAATCAACATTTGGAATATTGGCATTTAAGATGTCGCGTACACCCTGCGGGGAAGACGTAAATGGTAATCCCCCCTTTACTGCAATTGCATTTTTTGCACTTGGAATTTCGTTTAAAGGTATTTCAGTTACAGCTGGATAACTTTCAAAAGGTTTTATTCCCGAACCAACATTAAACGGATCCGTGCCAGACGCAGCCAATTGCGCCGCAATATCTTGATTTACAGGAACCACAGCCGGTCTTTGACGTGCCGTTAAATCAGCCGTAGTTCCTAAATTATTTCCTTTTTCGCCATAAAGAATATCTTCTGACAATCCAGCAGGAGGCGGTGGTGGAGGAGAATAAATAATATCTTCGTCCATGTTACCCTCCAAATACTAAGGCAGGATGTTTAAGCATCTGTTGATAAACAGCCGTTACATCACCATCAATTTTTTTGACACCGCCAAGGGTATTTTTATTATGGTCAACCTTTGTAAATACAAATTTGTCACCGGGCTGAATGCCTTTGTCCAATAATGCTTTATATAATTGGGTATTTGGTTCAGCATCAGAAGAATAACCAGCCATCTTAGGAGATGATTGATTAGGCATTATATAAACCGTTTGTGCAGTAAGTTTATCTGCATTAGGCAATGGCATTCCTTTGAAGTTCCCCAAAACTGATTGGGCAGACTTTTCAAACAATTCAGGTTTATTTAATTGTCTCCAATTTTGTGCAAAAGCAGCGTAATTAGCCCCATTTGGATTTTGTTGTTTAAACGCCGTCCAATCTTTCCAAAGTGAATTTTGTGAAAGGGTTGCCGCAAGTTGTGTTTCCGCCAAACTTAACGATGCTGGATTTATTTGATCAATATTTGGCGTTGCTTTTTGTTCGGTCGTGTTAAATTCTGATTGCGTTGGTCGTGCAAAGTTGGCCGATACCTGTGCAACGGCATTAGACACAGAAGTTTTTATTGCAATTTGACCAGCAGCAATATCAAGTTTGTTACTTAAAATTTGATTGGCAATATCATCAAAACCAAGACCCTTGGCTTGATTAGCCAATTCAATTCTATTTGTAGACAAACCACCGCCTTCAATAAAATGCGCCGCAGAACTAAATTTAAGAAGCGCAGGTATGGCATCTTTTGTCTTAGCAATAGATTGCTGCATTTCTGCTTCTTGTTCAGCGCTTGCCTTTTGCGAAGATGCCAAATTGGGATCTGGCGCAGTTCTAACAACGCCTGATGGCAATGATTCTGTCGGATGTCCGCCAGTTAAAGGATAACCAATATTTGGAATGTTGGTTTTTACAACACCCGTATCATTATCAACCAATCCTGTATCTTGTTCTGACAAAGGTGGTGGTGGCGGGTTATTAAATGCCGGTCCACCCGGCTGCAACCGAACTGTATTTCCAGCAGGTGTTTGGAAAGTTTGCCCCAACGCATCTTGAGCCAGTTTTAACATTTCATTTGCGCGTGCATATTCTACCTTTTGCTGTTCAGGATTTTTGGTCATCGTTGCAGCATTTTTGCGAATAGCGTCAGATTGTGCCTTTAAACTTTCGTAACGATCTTGTTGGGCTTTAATTGATGCTTGCAATATATCGTTAGTGGCCGTTGGTTGACCAGTTACGGCTGGCGCTTGTGTCATTGTTGCAGGTGCCGGTGGTGCTGTTGTTGTAGCCGCCGCCTGTGCAGGTTGAGCAGCTGTTGTTGCCGCTGCTGTAGCAGCCGGTGTTTGACCAGCTGATTGAATAACATTTTTTGCCGTATTAACTGCCGTTGATGCAGCACCCTGCCCCGATGTTGCTGCGGAAGACATAGTTGCAGATTCACCCACATCGGTTGGTGTTAATCCATAACCCCGCATAATTTTAATTTTTTCTGCTTGGAATTGTGCCGGTGAAAGCACCGTATTGTCAGGTGCCAAATATTGCAGTTTAGTACCGCCCGCACCGTCATCAACATATTGCGCGGTATATTGCCCTATGTCATTTTTGTATAGATTGAAGCCAAATTGCTTCGCTTCTAATCCATATTTTTGACCTTCTAGTCCTACGCGCTGACCTTCATAACCAACGCGTTGTTGTTCTTGTTGAAATTTAGCTTGTGCAAGCGCATTTTCACGGGCTAGCTGCATTTGATTTTGATAATTGCCAATAGCCGCAACGCCGCCTTCGCCAATGGCTGATCCAAAGTATGGTGACTTAGAAGCCATCATGCCTAAAAACCCTGCCAGCAAAGACTGTCTGGTTGCAGGATCAAGATTGCGGCCCAATACATTTTCTAACAAAGTGCGTTGATCCGCACCAGCCACGCCTGACTTGTCAGCCTGACCTGCCGCAGCAACACCCTGTTTAGGGCCAAAAGATGTAAATGTTGGGGCTAATGCCGCCCTCATTTCTGGCGTAAATCCGTTTTTCTGAATATCTGCTTCTAAATCATTACCTGTACGTGCTTTATAATCACGTTTTGCCAATGTTAATGTAGCAGCATCTTGATATTCAGGAGTCATAGGTGCGCCACCTGTGACGTCATCCCATGTTCCCTTTATAAATTGTCCTGCGCCAGCCGCCGTAGATGTTCCACCTTCCCCAACGCGGTTAGGGTGTCCTTTTGTTGGATCAAAAGTTTCACCACCATTCAAAATATTATATTTTCCGCCACTTTCGCCATGATAAATTGTATGAACGATCATTTGTTGGATCGGATTCATATCATCAACGCTTTGAGGTTGAATTTTAAATTGCGGTTGATCAGGCGTTTGATCTGGCGTTGTATCAGAAGTTTGTGGTGGTGTTGTACCTACAACATTGCCTTCACTTCCATCGTGATGTTCACGATACCCAACTAACCCGCCCCGGGCAAAACCCGGTTCATTACCCGTGGCAAACCCATAGCTTCCACCTGTACCAGATAAAGTATTGCCAAGGTTATTAAACCCACTAGATATATTTCCTAATCCGCCCTGCAAACTTCCGCTTCCCGGCCGCGTCTTTAATAATTGTTGCAAAAAATTGTCCGCAGTTGTGTCTTGTTCAACTTTAGGCGGTTGCGGAATAGTGTTTTTCCCAACAGGAATTTGCGTTGATGGTATATAACCACGAACATTAGCATATGGCGTTCTATTGGTTTGACCATATGGAATCATACCGATCCCGGGATTAGCTTTGCCATACAATTGCTGAATAAGATCAGTTAATTCAGAACTATCAACGCTTCCACCGGTTGGATATGCTTGCCTTTCCATACTTGGAACAACACCACCGCCCATAGATGCTAAACCACCCAAAGCAAAATGTCCGCGTTTTGCAGCATCTTCCGTAGCAATATCATAATTAACCGCACGAATACCGTCTTGCGTTCTGCTTACGGCTTCTGGTTTATGATGTTCTGTTTCTGCGGCGTTAAGACCAATTTGGGTCGTTGGACTGCCTTTATAATTAAACTTATAAATGTTTTGGCCGTCAAACGTCTTACCAACTGGCTCCATATTGTCTTTCATTCTTGGGTCGGAAATAAGTGACAATGCACCTAAACCGCCAAAGATCTGGGAAGCCACATTTGGACCCGGCTGTGTCGCCGTAGAAGTACCACCCGTACCAGCGCCAATACCTTCAATGATATTAGCCAGATATTGCGTAGACTGAAATGGATACGCTTGTCCCTGTTGATATAGACCCTGCATCGCAGAATCCAACGCCTGCTGATAAGCCTGCTGTTGCGCGCCAGCAGCCAATTGTGCCTGTGCGCCTTGCAATGCGGCAGTTTGAGCCTGTGTACCCAGACCGGCAAGTGCCTGTCCGCCGCCAAGACCCATGCCATATAATCCTTGGCCTAGCGCCGCCTGCTGTTGTGCAGTAGACAAGCCCTGCCCATACAATTGTTGACCCAAAGCAGCCTGTTGTTGCGCTGCACCTAATTGTTGGCCGTACCCTTGCTGACCAATAGCACCCAACTGCCCTGCCGCTGCCGCTTGCGCTGCACGGTTAGCTTGCTGTGCTGCAAGATTTACACCTTGTTGCTGACCAAACATCTGTTGGGCATTGGTATAACCGCCTTGCAATAGATTGCTTAAAGTTTGACCAGATGCCAAATTCTGTTGGTTAGCTAATTCAGCTTGTGCAATACCTGCACGATCACCGCCAAATGCACCCGCACTAATAGCATTGCCTTGCAGTGCCGCACGTTGCTGTCCCTGCTGATTCTGTAACTGCGCCATTGTCGCGTTTACGACATTGTTCATATATGGCGACATATACTGCTGAACGGCTTCAGGCGAATATTGTTGAGGTGTAACCGCGCCTGCCGAACCAAGGGAAAGGTTGGTAGCCAAATTTTGATATGGTTGCGCCATATTTAAGGCGTTTTGATAACCATATTGTGCCTGCTGTTGCAGCGGCATAGCGGCATTGATACCGCCCTGAATTGATCCCGTAGCTGCATTATAATACGGCATAGCCGCATTCATGCCGCCTTGTACGTTTTGCATACCCTGATAAATAGCAGGAAGTGCCGTTCCAACTGACGCATTAACATTGCTAATGCCTGCTTGCTGGGTAGGGGACAGCGGTGCAACCATTTCTCCGCCATACGGCGTATAAGGTGTTGCTGCGGCTTGTTTAGCCAGATCAACTACACCCATATAATTTTGCATCATCTGCGGCGTAGGAGACCATGATGATGTTGATTGCGTTGATCCTGACCCACCACTCATCGCGGTCTCCAAAAATAAAAGTTACTCCTTTTCATCTACCACATCTTGACCCGTTTTGGCACCCCATAAGAAAAAAGCCCCTACAGGTGATCCCAATCGCTTCTCATACATACGTACTTTAGCACTAGTTCTATCATTTGACAAAACCCCAATCATAAGGGGCATACCAAGTTCAGTAGCGCACTTTTTAGCAAATTCAATCAGTTTTGAGGCACGACCGCCCCGCGCTGATCGGTAATCCGGGTGAACAAATAGGCTCATTTCTTCTAAAAATGGCTTATCTGCATACCATAAACTAGAAATCCGAAGAAGAATACCGGCTTCTACTTTATCTTTAGGTCCAATGACCCCGACAATACCACCTTCCTTATATAAAGAAGGCAACATCATTTGGGCCACTTTCTTAAGGTCCATAGGATATATCCCGTTTTCTTCATTTACTAAACGGGCTAGTTCCATAATCCCTTCTATGTCTTCCGGTTTAGCAATCCTGACGTGTACATCATCCGAACCAGCGTCAATCGCGCTTTGGTCCCGGTAATTTTTGGAGCGTCTGGATCGTTTTCTTCCGAATTTTGTTGACGTATCCATCAAGGATTGCGTGTCCGTCATCTATATTTCCTTCGCCTATTTCTTGAACTACACGGGGAGATATAACATATTCACCCCCTGCCGCAACAATAGCTGTGCCTTTTACGTTGGGGTTATGTTCATAAAACTTCTCATCATCGCCAAATAAACGGTCCAAAATACGTGCGCCACCAAGACTATTGCCTTCTGCTAAAGCCGATACTTCAGCAGCTGGGATAACATAAGCACCCGATGGCACGTGCATAGGCAAGTGATCTGTGCGTCCAGCAACCGGCGATGGGATAAAACCAATATGGAATTTTGTAACCGGCGCATCATTTGGACCGGGCAATGGTACACCACCATGCTTTTTACCCGAACGCGCAATATTTAATGCCGCAGCTACAGCTTGATCATGCGGATGCCCCGAACGGGTCATTTCGCTTATATTTTTGCTAATTGTGGCTTGAGATGATCCATGTTTAAGGGGCATCATGAATATCCTACAGAAATAATTGAACCGGTTCCGGGGACAAATACCAATCCAGTCGCAAACGGGATCTGTATTTGATAAATGCCTAACGTATTTGGAACCGCATAAATACGATTACCGGAAGTAGCCGATGTGCTATTGGTGTCATACAAATAGCCTTGCGTAGAACCCGCTACTATAACACTGACGGTAGAAAGCCATCCGCCAGATGATTTAATCACCTTGCTGGCTGATATTTCTTTAGTAGAATATGATCCATCATGGTTGGACAATAGCGAAACATAGGCATTGATTGCCTGTACGCCATTTTTCTGTGTGGTTAAAATATCGTCTAAACTAGCCACTAGAACCGCCCATCTGGTTGGAAACGATAACGAACGCCGCCAAGACGCCAAAACGTCCCTGTATCATTGGATGACAAGGAAAATGACATAAAACGCGCCCTGATTCGGCATGAAATGTATTCCGTTGATTGCGTCATTGGAAATGTCACAGATGTTACCTGCCCAGATGGTGAACCTGAATAGTAACTAGTTGATGGCGAAGTAGCGGTATCTGTGGCGTAATTAGTATAATTAATGGTCAAATATACGGTAGCATTTTGGTTGCCGCTGTATGTTCCCCATTTCATATCGGGCCAAATTTGGTCAATAAATACTAAATTGTCCGCTTCATTTAATTGGAAATAACCAGTTGAGAAAGACGACTGCATGCCGGTTGTTTGACCATTATAAACCGCGTCATTGCCTACTTCATGTTGGTAAAGCCAATTATCCGAACCAGCGCCAATAGGTGGGCCAAGAACCGACTGATCAATCCATGCCGTGCGGCCAAGCGTGCCATAGTCCCATTGGTCCAATGTCACGTTGTATTTTACATAGCTATCGTTTTCGGTCGACGATGCCGATGGGTAATACCACGTGATTTCATTAAACTGGCTGTTTACGCCGCAGCATACTTTATATAAATAAGACGTATTAAGGTTTTGAAATACAACGTCAAAAATGGGGCAGTTAATTGCTTGTGGGCCGGATCCCATCATGACAAAGAACTGTTTTTGGCTCATCCAATAGATGTTGTTGCCCAATTGACCTACGCAATGACGGCTAATAGCCCCACAGTTAGACCCAATTTTGTTAAATCCATAAACCAACGGCAAGCCAACATACTGCATTGCCCAAAGGTCTAAGTCTGTCCATAACAGACCTTGTTGCGGACCCTGAAAAGCAGCAACAATTTTTGATCCAGTAGGTATACGGAATGAACCTGCTTGATTGGTTGCTGTAGCATTCCATGTTGTAAAATCACCAACATCGCACCACCGTACCAGCAAGGGATCGGCCTGCAAAGTGAACGATGACCCGTAAGCTACAATTTGACGTTCTGGCATAGCGACAAAAATACCGCTGTTTACCAATGGTGCATTTCCACCAAGGTATTGGGCATTTTGTAACTGACCATTTGGGTCATAATAGTAAATTGCGCCGCCTGCTGGGCAAGCTACCAAGTACGAACCAAAATTGTCTAAGGTCCAATCCGTTGCGGTAATAGGTGTTCCGGGCTGCGTTATAGGAACGCCAACACCAAAACCACCTACGCCGTATCCGCCGACACCAAAACCCGTTCCTAAAGCCTGCGGTCCAACGCCAATATAATAAGTAAATTGAACATTCCCGCTATTGATAGCGGTCGGCCCAGCAGTAGACGAAGCTAATGTAGTTGACGAAAACGTAAACGAACTGGCAGTTGGTGTGCTAACAACCGTATAAAGACCGGACAGTGTCACACCGCCAATCGTTATTGGAACGCCAATATCAAATGATGAACCAGCACTGTAACCGTGATTGTCAAAATAACCCGTAATAAGGGACGAATTATTTGTTGTTTTAAACGCGTAAACGCCGACTAATTTAGCCGTACCCGTACCAGCACCAACGCCTGTAGCATTAAATATAACGCCAACCGTATTGGCTGATGCGCCAATAAGCGTGTAATCTGTCGTTCCTACCGTTACAATTTGATACGTATTACCGACGACAAATGAACCAGCCGTGGTATTTGTTGATGTGTTAGCCGAACTTGTAGCTGTTGTTGAGGCAAAAATTGTATACGTTGTTGATGCCACAGTTTGTAGCGCATACGGCCCGTAAAGCGTTAATCCGCCAACAGCAACTGGGGTGACAAAGTTTACATAATCAAATGTAGTCAAATTTGACGCATTGGAATCAGTAATTGTAACGACATTAGATCCAGACGTTGTTACAAATACTGGTGGCGTATTGGTTGTGGTAATTTCTGGCGTAATATCTATCAAATTACCGCTGGTAAGGACATTAAGCGATGATTCTGCGCCAATGCCCAAATGGTTAACGGCATTTAAATCCGACCAACCTTTTAGCGCCCTAATTTTTGACGAAATAGCAGAACGGTAATAGTTAACCCAACCGCCTAATTTTTGGGCAAGCCCTAGCCCATTGCGTTCTTGCAAAAACCGAATCAGCTGTGACGATGAATACGCCGCTTCATTTAATGAAGGTGTATTGTTGGTTTCAACGCCGGGTTTTAAGCGAATGGTTGCATGTGGCATAGATTATGACCGTGTTGGTGTAGCAACAGGGGCAGGCGAATAAGATGTCCAAGCCGCAGCTTCGTATTTCTTGCGGTTTTCTTCCACCAAGGCGCTTTGTTTCAACGTCTGGTATTGCGCTTCATAAGTCTGCGCCATAGCAGGATCATCGTTGATCTTACCAAAATTGCGCTGAAACGCCGAAATATAAATCATGGATGCCATGATAAACATATCTGGCAGATAGGTAGATATAAATGTTGTTGTATTGGTAGCTGATAGCGGTGCAGCACGAACCGTACCAGTAAGGCGAACGGCATAACTAGAATTAGGCGTTGGCCCAACGATCATGTATTGGCTTGTATTACCTGTAGTATTAGTATCGCCACCATAAACAGCAAAATACTGAGGCAAACCAGTTGTCGATCCTGATCCGTAAACATTTTGTATGAATTCTTTAGTTACTGGCAACAACGGCGTTGAATTGCCTTGGTTATCCAATACTTCAAACGTCTGCGGAACGATAAATTGTGACGTTGGAAGGGTTAATTGATTGCTTCCGCCCGTAAAAGTATAGGCAGTTGTGCTAATTTGAGTAGAAAGAAAATCCAAATCGCGCTGCATACGCAATTCGGCGTAATCAATCATGGATGGGATAATAATCGTATAGTTAGTATCCGTTACCGGAATAACCGCCATAGTCGCAATTTGTTGTACGTATGACGCATAGGTAAGGGACATGACGATTAAACCATATTAAATGCCATGCGTTCGACTTCCGAAACACGGCGTGACCATCCTTTGCCGAAAGTACCATAGGTAGGCAAACTTTGCAAAAAGGCTAATCGGGCTTCGCATACTTTTGTAGCAATTTCACGGCTGTTTGCCGTTTCAAAAGCATCCATCGTGGCTGGCCCGATTTGTCCGTCGGCAGCGACACCAAGTACCGATTGTAGGGTTTTGACGGCCCGGGACGGCCCCGAATTGATGGCAAAATCAAAGACGGCATAATCTACACCCATGGGTAACAGATCACCCTGAACCGTATTCCAATATTTTGCCTTATACAACGGCATAACATCGTTTGGCATCAATGACTTAATATCATCTTTGGTAACTTCATGGCCAACCCATTGTTCCCAAGTCGCCTTGGTGCAGCCCAAATTTGTAGCCCCGCCGGGGTCCGATGGATTATCAACGTATCCGCCTTCGTTCTTTAAAACCAAAGCAAAGCACTGTTCCCAGTTATCAGCCGCCATTCTTATCACCACAGAATTGTTGCCACTTATCATCGTGGGCAAGTATTTGATTCGCCGTTTTGGCGCTTATTTTGTCAGATTTATTGACATAAATAGGTTTAACCCAGCTGCAAGATGTATCTACAATCTTGGTTTCTGGCTTAGGCATACAAGCCGCTACCGACAATACCGCCAATAAAGCAATAATGCGTTTCATGGCTGGCTCCACTTTTTCTTTAGCGTTTCAGCGGATGCGTTATCTTTATAGACTTTTTGTTCAATGTTAGCAGATTTGCTAACTACTTCTTGTTCGTGCTGTATGGCTATAACTTCTTCTTTGGCTTTTTCATCAGCCGCGCCAATAGCTTTTTCATTGGATGCCCAATAAGCGTATCCGCCAATAAGCATCGCACCTAGTGCTACAATTATTAAGATATTCCGTACCAGCGGATTAAGCAGTAGGGCCAACATTCCCCGGCTCCGTTTTAGACTTTAATGCCAAACCGCCACCGCCACCGGCAAGAATAGCCGATGCACCAATAGCCCAGTTTTGCGGGTCAAAATTACCATGTATCGCCGCATGATACGCTGTAATAGCGCAATACACGATGGACATTTTGGCCCAAAGGATACGACCAATATCCCAAGTTGCGTTATCTACGCCTGTAAACATATGTTTTAATGCTTGAAGCATGTTATTTCACCGTAATCATAAGAAATACGCCAATTGCACCAATGCCTATTACCAGAAAACCGACAATACTGCTAACCATAATCAAATCCTTACGGTTTTCTTCCTGTTCTTTTAAATGCACCGCTGCTTGACGGGCAGCTTCTTTCCGCATTTCAATCACTTGCCGTTGGATGCCTTCCCATGCAGCAGGGCCATATTGTCCTATGAAAAGATTTTTGACCTGCAACTGCATGTCTAATGCTTTTTGCTTTGCAGCATAGATTTTGACAGCGTCTGCTTCAAATTCAGCTTGAGATTGAAACAGTTTCTTTTTGCGGGGCGTTGAAGCAATTGTAACAATTTGCCCAATTTTACCAAAAAGATCGGACACTTTACCGGCAGTATCCATCATATCCTGCCCAGCATCAACGGCGGATTTAATGGTATTATAAAGTGCGGTAGCACCCGCTATAAGGGTAAACGGGTCCATAACGCATTTCCTTATATTATTTAACCGACAATGCCACCGCGTTTATAAACGGTAAATCCGGGTATTCCTGCTGCCGCTGCGCCTTGCAATGCACTTTCTTCAGCAGGGTTAGCCCGAACAGAATTAAGATTTGCTATGTATCCGGGGCCAACATCGGTTGGTAATACTGGCGCAGGTGTTCCTGCTGCTGCCGTAACAGGTGTTAACGCCATAGCTTTTTGATAAGCTGTTGCATCTGCGCCTGTTGCACCACCGGCAATTGTGGTCGATAATTTATTAGGATCACTTGCTAATGAAGGATTGGAAGCAATTTGCTGCGCCCAATACGAATCAGTTGCAGGGTTATAAGTCCGGCCAAAATCTGTTTGATAAATATTATTCAATAAAGATGTTGTTGAATTAGCCGGTGCCGGTGTTGGCGCAGGTGTTGGGGTAGGAACTGGCGTAGGAACTGGCGTAGGTGTAGGTGCCGGTGTTGGTGCAGGCGAAGGTGTTGGAACGGGCGTTGGCGCAGGTGGAGTAACCATGCCGGAATTCAAGCTGCCGCTAAATCCATAACTAGCTGGATTAAAGCCTCCACCGCCACCCATGCCGTAGCCGCCCATACCATATCCGCCCATAGGCATACCATAACCGCCCATGCCATAACCGCCACCGTAGCCACCCATGCCATAGCCGCCGTAGCCGCCCATTTGACCCATAAATGGATTTTGCATTGCACCTAAACCACCCATGTATGACATTGGATAGCCTTGGGAATACGCCGACATACCAAGACCGGTCATAAATGGGTTTTGTGCGCCATAACCCATCATGGACTGTTGGTTATATGCCTGTGGTTGATATTGTTGCTGGCCGTATTGCCCCATATACGGGGAAAATTGCGGTTGTTGTGCAAGGCCACCCATCCCCCCTATATTTGTTTGGGGTCCGTAACTGACAGTCGGCATTGGTTCATTATTATAAAATGGCGCCTGCTGCTGTTGATATGCCTGTTGTGCAGGATACTGTTGGTACTGCGGCTGATATTGCGGCTGCTGTGGGTACTGCTGCTGACCGTAGCCGCCAAACATATTGCCTGTTTGCTGACCATATGCAGCATTAGTTCCAGCACCACCACCCATCGTCGCATTCCTTCTATAAATAAACGGTCTTTATCTTATTCCGTTTCTGTTGATTTGTCATCAGTAGCAGGCGGCGCAGATGCGGCTTGTACCTGTGATACGCTTTGGCCGTGTAACAACTGAATTAAATCAGCAACTTCCGAATAAACGCCTTTTGCAAGGTGCTGTAAAATAGAATTTACATGACCAACTGTTAATTTTAGTTCCAATTCTAAATTTTCCATCACTTTCTCCTAAAACGGTGGTTTCTGCGTTAACATGACTGGTTGGGATAATTGCTTAATTTGGGCAGCAATTTGATCCTGTACCCCATTCATACTGATTGATTCGGCTACCCAGCGGTAAGCCATATCCTGCGTTATATCTGCATAGGCAATAAATTGTGCAGGATTAGGCGTACCTAATTTTACTGTACCAGAACTAGATGATGAAACAAATCCATCCGTACCAGAACAAACCCAGTTAATGGCTGTAACCACATTGGATAGGCCATCCGATAGTGGATTCACTATAAACTGGGGAAATGACCATTTGTATTGCATCAAAGTCCCAAAATCATAGCATAAGCAATGGATTGCGCCTGCGTAACACCACCGCCTGTGCTTGAAGAACTAGCCAAAGCCACATTGGTGCCGTCGCAGTATACAATAATGCTATATGTTCTTGGAATAACCAATGTCGTTCCAGCCGCAACATTGCTGCCGTTATTGGAACCCATTGTAACCGTATAAACACCGATTGTATTATTCGTAACGACCCACATGCCAGCTACGTTCTGCGGCAATAAAACCGTCTGATTCGCGGCCAACGCGCCGGTCAATAAGAACCGCATACACTGCGATGTGGAACCCGATGCCGTTGAACTAGGCGCGGCAATGTTGGTATTTGTTGGCGATCCGCCCGTGTTTACAGAAACACTGGTTGTGCTACCAAATACAAGGTCAAGAATGCTTGAATTATAGTTAAGCGGCTGATCCCATGTAGGGGATGTGCTATTATACGCTGGTTCGTTTAGGGCAAGGTTGGTGGTAATACTCATTTGTCAGCCTTCCCATCCAGCTTGTCGTAAATACGTTGGAACATGGACTCAATGTGATCCATACGCTTGTCCAAATCTTCTTTAAGGACGTATTCTTTTGGCAATGTGGCTTCTAATTTATTAATATCCCGCTGTAGTTCTTTAACAGCACCCCATAATTCCCGCATTAGCCATCCGGCTACGGTTAGAATAGCACCTAATCCAAGATTTATGAGGTTCTGAAATTCAACCATAATTACAATTCCAAATTTACTTATTTGATTATACTACACCATAACCAAAAATATTCCAATTATGGGAACCCTACGCAAGTTGAGGGAAATAATCGTTTACATCCGGGCCAAACAATGCGGACTGCGCCATTGCCCCCAGCATTTAAATTTCCACAAGAAGCACGGGAATTTCGGGGACCGCCGCCACCATACGTTCCACCATATCCACCTACGGTGTTTCCAAGACTGCTTCCTTGAGTTCCCCCAGATCCACCATATCCACCTGTTGAACTTGTTCCACCGCCACAGCCAGATGTTCCTTGCCCATATAAACCTACGCCGCCGCCGCCCCCGTTAAAGGAGCCACCACCGCCACCGCCGCCGCCAGAACCTGCTGTTGCTGCACATAAACAACAATTTCCCCCGCCATTTCCGCCGTTACCCGAATATCCCCCGGCACCGCCAGCCCCATGTCTACTGTTACCGCCCTTACTACCCGCATTACCGCCATTGCCCCCACCATCGCCAACATGGGTGCCACCAGTTGTTCCTACACCAGTAGGAGATTTGCCCGCCACTAAAGTTATGCTGCAAAAATATGATGAGGTAGGTTTACTGCTTGAAACCGTGCAAGAATTATTTGGAAAAGTATTATTACTACCTTTGCCAACTACAACTGTATAAGAATTTCCCGGAGTGACAGTAATATTGTTTTTATAACCAAGACCACCACCCCCACCACTACTACCCGCATAACAAGTGCTTCCGCCGCCAATTGCAACTACTGAAACCTTCGTTACCGTGGACGGGGCTACCCATGAATATGTTCCGGGAACAATGAAAACGGCAGACCCATATTCCCCAGAACCAGAAACGCATGTGGATGGAAACGATCTTGTATTTCCGGGCCAAATAATACGCACCGCGCCACTTCCGCCTATTGTGGCATTGTAAGAACTTGCAGGAACATATCTTCCATGACCGCCACCGCCAAATTGTCCCGCCGTTCCACCGCCTAATGGACACGTTCCAGTAACACCGTTTCCTCCACCAGACCCTCCACCACCGCTGCCATTAGGATAAGTTCCTCCGGCACCGTTAGAACCTTGCCCATAAACGCCTACACCCCCACCGTTTCCATATAAATTGCCGCCGCCACCGCCGCCGCCAGAACCAGACAATCCATTGCACGTTGATGATCTTGCGTTTCCCCCGTTTCCGCTATACCCGCCAGCGCCACCTCCGCCGCCGGGCTGAAAATTAGAACTATTTACACTGCCACTTCCACCATTCCCCCCCCCACAACCAGTATGGGTTCCGCCACAAACTGTAAAAGTTCCGCCCTTTCCAGAAACTGTTGATAAATTAACAAAATAACTATTTCCGCCACAAGTAGCAGCCCATGTATTAATTCCCCCAGCGCCAACTACAACCGTATATGAATTACCGGGTGTTACGGAATAATTATTTTTGTAACCAAGGCCACCACCTCCGCCACCGTAGCCGGGATAAGATCCGCTGCAATTAATCCCCGTTCCGCCAGCCCCGCCCCCTATAGCAACAACAGAAACATTATTAACGCAAGAAGGGGCAACCCAAGTGTAAGTTCCCGGAGTTGAATAAAGTTGTCCACCGGGTGGAATATTTCCGGCAATAGGCCAAACACCTTGTTTTACATATTGGGTCATTTGGTCAACTGTCCAAACGCCGGGTGCCGCCCCATTTGAATATGGACCAGTAGGTGTAGTAACGTTTTTGTTAATAAAACCGCCAAGGTATCTGGTAGACAAAATTAAACCTCCTTGGATATAATTGCCGTAGAAGTATTCCTATCAATGGACATTACACCATAGCACACAATATTCCAATCCCCACCATCCCGTTCATCCGTAACGGGGGTTGTAATGTTTAAATGCTTAAACAGGTATTCTTTACCATTTTCAAATACCCGCCAAACATGATCTTCTGTCCCACGGCCTTGTTGCCCACGGGATTTGTTAAACCTTATGGCATATTTGTTCATATCACTTCAGCCGCCGGAATGTTGTCTGTTTGACGAACACCAAGGTTAAAGTGAATGAATTGGATTGGTTTTTTAGCGGCATGACGGGTAAATGAATGTGCTAACCAAGCATTTGTAAATATCATTAAACCCGGTTCAGGAACAAAATTAATCATTCCACTAGCCGCCGTTGCCTCACCACCGTTTTTTTCCGGCAAACTGGTCATTACCTTACCAGCCCGTGGATCATGGAATACTACACGGGAGCCGTCTTCGGGGGTTTGAGTAAAATAAAACCCAACAATTTGTGATCCAAAACCGTGGACGTGTTGTTCCATAGCGGAGTGCTTGTAGTGTTGCTGGCACCACATTTCCGAAAAAAACGTATGGAATCCCGCCATGTTATATCCTTGGCCGTCAAGAATATTCCATGCCGTTTGACCGACAAATGCAGCAAAATCTTGCATCCGTGGATCGTCGTAAAGATTGCCCGTCATGTATACTGGATAAATTTCATCCAGTTTTTTGTCTTTTTTAACTTTTTCTACGTTTTCATCACAAACTTGACGTACAACTTTAAGAAATTCGGGTTTTTTGACGGTATAAATCAGTGTTGGAAAATAATTAAACGTACCTAATTGATTTTCCTGTTCTTCTACTGCTTCCGCAAGATTGTTCATATTTCCCCCGTTAATTACGTTGTTGGCGGAGTAAATTCCACCCATGAAAGTGTTGGCTCATCCCAACGGTATTCTTTACCGTCAGTTGGCTTAGGCTTTGGCGCAGAATATGTCAATGTAGCTTCATCTAATGTCCATGAAGGAAATGGCGGATTTGCTTTGTATTGTGCAATCTTTTCTGATTTTTCTTGTTCAGTCATTGGACGTAAAGACCAAACATCTTTTACTATTTTATCAAACCATTGGTAGCTAACTTCAGCTACTTCAAATGGTTCCGGTTGCACATTTTGGGGCACCCGTTCAAATACAGCAAATTCAGGCGGCAAATTGTTTACGTCAATATGCGGAAATGCTTGACGAAAATTGTCACCAAAAATTGGGTGTTCAAAAGGCTGACCGTTGCGGATTTGAATGTATAATTCTATTGGCATTTCTATTTACTCCTATGATTTATGGACTTCCTACACAAGTTGAAGGGAATTGTCTTGTATTGCCGGGCCAGACAATGCGGACTGCGCCACAAATACCAATTCCGCCTACTCCATAGCCACAACAAGAATATGGGCTTCCGCCGCCAGCGCCACCTCCGTAAAATCCACCATTTCCCGCTTTTCCCCTTTGTGAACCGCATGGTTTTCCATCTCCACCTGCCGTTCCAGAAGAACCTCCGGCACCTCCTACCCCCGTGCTACTACCATAAGTACCGCCAGATCCATTTGAACCACTTCCAAATAAACCAACGCCACCACCACCTCCGCCGCCTAAAGCAGTATTTGTAGTACCTGAACCGCCACCGCCACCTCCGCCGCTTCCCGAAACTCCGCTATGAGCCGCCAAGGTATTGCAAGGTCCGCCTTGTGCACCTCCACCTCCCCTGCCACCAGAACCGGAATACCCCCCAGCACCACCGCCGCCGCTAGAACCCGTGCTATAACTAGCGCACCAACGCCCTCCCTTGCCGCCAGATCCGCCAGTACCGCTAACAACAGTACCACCACATCCCCCTGTTCCAGCCCCATACCCTCCTCCTCCGGAACCTGCGGCTACAACTGAAGTGGAACAAAAATAGGCTTTTGAAGAATTATAAGAACTTGTGTTTTGTGAAGGTACATTTACAGCATATGAATTTCCCGGAATCACTGTAATGTTGTTAACGTATGCTAAAGCTCCACCACCTCCTGCAATACCGGGATACGAACCACTACTCCCGTTGCCCCCCTTGCCTCCAGCACCAACAGTTACAACCGAAACTGAAGTAACTCCACAAGGGGCAACCCAAGTATATGTTCCGGCTGCTGTATAAGATTGAGAACCAGCAAGAACTGCCGTTATAGAATTGCTTGAACTACTTGCTGGACCCGTGCCACCCGGAGTTACGCCGTATGCTTTAAATGTATAAGAAGTTCCACTAGTTAATCCAGAAACAACAACGGGGGACGATGATCCCGTATTTTGATAACAACCCGGCGTAGAAATAACTTTATAAGTTAAGGAACCCGTGCCAACGCAACTTGGTGCAGAAAATGTTACCGATGCACAAGCCGTTGTTCCAGCCGTAGCTGTTCCAATTGTTGGCGCTCCGGGACTAC